GTTAAATTCATAGTAAATTTTTTATTTTTACTACATCCTTCACACTTAGATGATTTATCATTTGTTGAAATTAACATTTCATTGTAAAATTTCAATAAATTATCAAAATATTCTTCCATTATATATAATATATATATATATAACTATTAAATAATTAAACTTTAAAATAAACCCTTTAATTATTTAATAGTTATACAGATCCTTATACAGATCCGGGCCATGGTGGATTTTTAATACTATATTCAGCACCTACGCATCTCGTGTGACGCCCTTCCCCGGTATATGAGGTACATGATGGTCTATCACCACTATATCTATTACAACAATCCATACAATCACCTTCAGAGTGAGCACAGCATTTATCCGTTTTATTGCGGACTTTGTAAGGATATTCATGTCCACACGAACGCGGGCCATTGCCATCAATTGGACATAGGTTTTGTCCAATACACTCTTGCGCGGCCACTGGTAAACATTGCCAAGATTCTTGGCATTCTTTTTCGGTGTCAAAAATCCATTTACCATTAGTTGGAAAACTACTTCTGAATAAATCATTACTAGTTATTATTCTATTTACACACTTGCCAATTTGTGTACTACCAATAGACGGTCTAGATCCTATATATTCGGCATCATTTAAATATTCCGTACCAATACAATAATTATCACTTTCAATATCTGCATCTGTATTTATATCTGATAATTGACTGGGAAACCATGCTTTTTTATTATTAGGTATACAATAATATGGATTAGCAGTTCCTTCTTCAGGAAATCGTATTTCATCTGGAACTCCTAGAGTTGATTTGCCCTCAATACCACAATGATCTTGTGTATCTGGGAAATATTCACTACAATTATTATAATCTGGTATCCATTCATTTAATTCATTAATTAAACAACTAGAAGAACAGGTTTTATTATTTGGTGGTAATAATGGATCATTTGTACGCCATTCAACATCACAGTTACATATATCGTATTCGCAATATTCATTGTCAATTGGTTGGACTAACATACTATTTGGTATTCCTGGTATATCTGTATCTACTGTATCTTCTGTATCTTCTGTATTATTGTAAATATCTATTAAATTATTTGGAACACCTGATGCACCCATAAAATATCCCCAATATTTTTCCAATTCATCTGAGGCAATACCAGATCCAAAATCATTATCTAATGATTTTTCACATCTACTTAATGGATCCAAAATCCCTTTATTATAATCTGTTTCTAAATTACCTTCGCTCGTTGAAATAATATACCTATATTGTGAATCATTTATATCATCTGTTGGAACACATTGATATTGCGAACCAATTTTCATATTTGCTACTTCTACTTCTCTATTTTTATATTGTTGAGCCCACTCATTTGTTATTTTTAATCCTTCATTACCATCATTTTCATATTTTTCATATTTAATAGGTAATACTAATATAGATGGTCTAGTTAAAATGCCATTAATTAAATTAATATATTTTTCTTTATCCGTTATATCTATTTCTTCATTATTTCTTACACCTGAACCTTCTGGGAAATATTCTGGTTTATCACAAAATTGCCTACCTTTATTTACCCTGGACGTGCTACAACATTTTTTAGGAAAAGTGGTGCCTGTCTGCGCTCCACAACACTCGAATTTTTCCGACCGATGATCTTCTATATATTTCCAAGTGGGATCAGTGTTAGGGTCATTCACATCTTCTTCTATAATGTCATCACCTGTATTCCCGCAATAATCTATACCTTCTGTTTCTGGAATATATGGTAATATATTTTGATATATATTTTCTTCACTTTGATAATTAGTTGCCCCTTTAAAGATATTTTTGGCATTATTTTCTATTAAATATTTATTATCTACACTCCAATCATGCCCACAATTTACTCTCCAATTACTTTCATCATTAGAACAATAACCCATATATAAGTCGTAATTATGTTCAATAATTTCATTATTTTCTTTAGCAAATTTATATAAAATTTCAACTATTGGTTCAACGCACGTTTTTTTTAAATCTGGGTTTAATATCTTAGGTTTTTCTGAATTTAATTTCGTTTGTTCTTCTACTGGAAATAATCCCTCAACTATGTCATCACCATTTTCATTAATAAATAATTTTTTTAAATTAAGTTCAGAATGACCACATACTGGATTTAGAAAAGGCATTACTCTACCATCACTATTACTACCAGCCATACCGTGTATGACTTGTCTTTTAACATAACCACCAATATAACCTCTATTACCATTTTTTAACGAATCATTACACATTTTTTTTGAATCTTCATCATTTTCACCACTAAAAAAAATAGTCGTATCTAAATATTTATCATAATTAGATTTTATTGGTAAACATATATTATTATTAAAACAATCCCCATTATGCGATTTTTTATCAACATCACAATCAGTTGTGCTTGTATTGAGAAAGTAATTGTCCATGTCGTTTCTGTTACATGTCGAATCTTTACAATTTAATAATGTATTAAACAATATTGATTTATCATTATCATTTAGAGATTTATCTATACATTTTTTATCTTTACACACATATCTATCTTTATCCGGTTCGTCACAATGATTACCACTACACGCTATATATACAATTTCATTTTCTAAATATCCAGAAAGTATACTTGGTGTCATTGGTCCAAGCATGCGCCATTCTTCTCCAATATCTCCATCAAATGGATTACCTACTTCAAATCTTCTCTTATCATCTGGATCATTAAAATTAATAACATGCTTATCAATTCCAAATAACTCATTACATCCTGTATTTGTTGGAGAACCTTCTAATCGTTTGGTAATTTTATATGCTAAATAATCACACGAACCATCATTTTCACCTGCTTCATTTTCCCCACAACCTTTAATTTCCACTCCTTCACATACTTGATTAGTGGGTGGAGGACATTTACCACCACAATTTGGATCTGCTTCATGACATTCACCATTACCACATTCACTCTCAATATCTGCATAAGAAGGTAATATTCTACATCTATCATCATCATGACATTTATAAAATCCCCTATTTGCTATTCTACAAGCGCGTTCACAATCACTTTTTGTTACTGCCCCTACACCATCTGGACTAACTACACATATATTTGGATCACTTGTAGAACAAACCCATCTAACATTTGGTCCTCCAGGACCTGGACCAGATGATTCAGAGCAATCTTTTCCAAAAAATGAAGAACATTTATCATTAGCGTAATTGCCAGAACCATCATCTACTTTAATGCATTTATTATTAACACATTTATATTCTTTATCTCTTAAAAAAAACCACCATATACATAATATACAAGCACCTATAACAAATCCAATTAACAAAATCTTTATAATACTAGGGTATTTATTAACAGATATATCGGTTTGTGAACTTCTAGAAGCCATATATTATATTATTATATATTTATTTACCAATAAAGTTATCATTATTTAATATTATTAATAAATATATAAATAAACCAATAATAATACTGACTAACCAAAATGGAAATATAGTATCGCCTTTATCTAATCCAAATTGTTTAAATTTACTGTCATTATCAAACATACATCTCGGTTTAATTAAATATAAAATACAAGTAGCAATTATATAAAAAATAATAGAACATTTTGTTATATTATCAATTTCAATCATAATATATATATATATATATATTATTTATCCGAATACATTTTCATTAGAATAAATAATATACATAAATCCATCTTTATCTTTATCTTTATCATATATTTCACCAACAGTTGCAGAAGCAGTTGGAACTTTATTATTTATTATAAAGAATAAAGCTTGTTCAGGTTTAATAGTTAAATTTTTTCTAATAGTAAATATGAATTGAGTCATTACCATATTTCTTGGAACTAAATATTTAGTTTTTTCAATTAATTTTATATCACTATCTTTATTTTTTTCTAATATTATTGGTATTCTATCTGGATATTTTTCTAATATTCTAGTAGCTTCTTTATTCATTATATAATTAAATATAATTTAAAAATAACATATTAATATTAATTAATAAAAAAAATTAATATTAATAAATGTTTAAAATAATATCAATTAATTCAGATAATACGATGAAAGAAATTGATATAAAAAATAAAAAAATAAAAAATGAATTAACGGATATTACAAATACGCGTGGTTCATGTGATATTGAATTATTATATTATTGGAATTATAATAATATAATAATAAAATGTTATGGATGGGTTGAAGGTGACGAAAGTATAATTAATAAACATAAATTACCGATGTCTGGTATATCAGAAATAACAGATATATCATCAGAATCAATTAAATTATATGGAAATATATACATAATATGTAATAGTAATAATAAAATAATAAACTATAGTATATCAGAATATGGTGAATTTTATTTTATTATTAATGATATTGAAAATATAGATGATACAGATTCAGATATAAGTGATATCGGTGAAGATGATGATGAATGTGACTCTGAAAATAAAGGTGGGATATTATTAAATGATGATGATGAAGAAGATGATAATATTCCAGATTTTGATTATACTGATACAAATTACGATTATAAAGATATTGAGGTAACAAATAAAATTAAACAAATTAATATAATAACAAAAATTAGTTATAAAGAAAAAAGTAAAATAATTTTAAATGAATTGGACTTGGATAATAATAAATATTAATATTTAAAAAAAATTTGAATATTATTATTAAATATTAATAATAAATTTATTAATATGAGTAATTCAAATAAAATTGATGACCGTAGAAATAGTTCTGTTAGTATTTTAAATAAAATAATAAAAGATGATTCATTATCAAGAAATATAGAAAAAAGTATATATAATTCTGTAATAGATTTATGTAAATCAAAAAACATTAATAAATGCTGGAATAATAAGATATTTATAGATTTATATTTATCTAAAATTAGATCAATATATTCAAATATTAATGCTAACAGTTATATCAAGAATGAAACATTTTTAAATAGAATTAAATCTGGTGATATTGATATCGAAGGAATTGCTAAATTGAGTGTTCATGATATTTTTCCAGATAATTGGAAATATATCATGGAAATTCAATCTAAAAGAGACAAAATTAAATATGAATTAAAACCAGAAGCAATGACAGATACATTTAAATGTAATCGCTGTGGATCAAGAGAGACATCTTATTATGAAGTTCAGACTCGTTCAGCTGATGAACCAATGACACAATTTATTACTTGTTTAAATTGTAATGCTAGATGGAAGCAATAGTTTAATTATTATAATCAATATATAGTCCAATACCATTATCATCAATGATTTGACTATTACAATTAGAAGAATTACAAGTTAATCCTAGAGATGGTTCAACAATACTATAATCACTACAAGTCTTACATTCGGCAACATACCCTTGAATATTTTCCATGTTATTCATAATTTTAACAGCATTATGTTTTAAAAATTGTCTATATTCGTATGTTGTCATATTTTTTTCAGGTGAATTCATAGCACAACTTGATCTAAAATCAGTAAATTGTCTACCATCACTCATAATAGCTGGGAAATCTAAATGAAAATTATCAGAAACCAGTAGATTGTTATTTTGTTGATTGTTATTTGACATTATTATATATTATATTAATATATTAATTTTCAATAATTCTATTTACTAATTTAGTTTTATTTCCCGAAACATTTAAATTTTTAGATATTAATATATTTCTTAATTCTTTTACACCTTTTTTCATATAACTATCAAATAGTTCTTTTTTATTAATAGTAGAATCAATTGATTCATCTGAATTAGATGATGACGATGATGACGATGATGGAGTTGGGGATGGTGGTCTTGGAGTTGGTGTCCTTTGCATTGAAATAGATGATTGTGGTGTCATTGATTCATTATTTATTTCTTTGATTATATCTTCAATACTCAGATTATGATTATCAACTTGAATTAATTCATTTATATTACTAGATTCACCTAAATCTATATCATCTTCTTCTTTAACTACTAATTCTTCTTCTAATTCTTTAACTACTAATTCTTCTTCCAATTCTTTAACTACTAATTCTTCTTCTAATTCTTTAACTACTAATTCTTCTTCTAATTCTTTAACTAATTCTTCTTCTAATTCTTTAACTACTAATTCTTCTTCTAATTCTTTAACTACTAATTCTTCTTCGTTA